GCACAATCACAAAAAGCAAAACAACTTGCAGCAATCATGAGAATGAGAGCTTTAATGGAATATGCAACTAAAGAAGATTATGTAAAATCACTACTTCCCAATTTGGGAAGCAAATGTATTATTTTTGCAAACACTCAACAACAAGCAGATAAACTATCAAAACATAGTTACCATTCTGGGAACTCTAAAAATGAAGAAAATCTAGAGCTATTCTCAGATGGTAGAATTGATATGTTGTCTTGTGTATTGCAGTTAAGTGAAGGTGTTACTATTCCTAATTTAAAACAAGGTATTATTATGCATGCATATGGTAATGAAAGAAAAAGTGCTCAAAGAATTGGTAGACTACTACGTCTTAATCCAACAGAAAAAGCAACATGTCATATCCTATGTTATAAGAATACTCAAGATGAATTATGGGTACAAACAGCTTTAAAAGATTTTGATCCAAAAAAAGTTAAATATTATAATCCTTTAAGCAAATGAAATGTTCAAATTGTGATGGTATAGGTACTATTGAAATAATGAATTGCAATGACTATAGCAACAACTGTTGTGGTGGTTGCTATATAACTGTGATGTGTGATGATTGCCAGGGAACTGGTAATATTCACTCGGAAGAAGAAGATGAAGAAGATTACCCATGTGATATAATTAATGAATTTTAAATTATGACAGCAGAAAAATTAATATCATCAATGGGATATGGGTGGAAATACGAAACCACAGAAAGTTCAGCAAGGCTGGTAGCAGAACATGCTATTGAGACTATGTATAGTGAGGAAGAAGTTATACAATTAGTTTCTGATTGGATTGATTACAGAATGTCTGAAGATGTAAAAAGTAAAGTAAAATTCAAAAAATGGTTTGAAAAATTTAAAAAAAAATAAGATATGATTTCATTTAAGTATTCAACAAGGGTTGTAATAATACTCAAGAATGTAGTTATCAAAATACCTATAAGCAGAAGAGGTTATCTACAAGGAATCAATGAGAAATACGTTTGGGATAAGTATAAAAACATTACATCATTGGCAGAATTAAAATGGATGTATTTAGGTGTTGTATGTCAAAAAAGATATGACACAGAATTATTAACAATACCAAATGTGGTTGTAAGACGTATTAAATCAAAAGTTCCTGAATTTAATTTTGATAATTGTGATTTACATAACAGTAAAAACTGGGGAATAGAAAATAAAGAATATATCTTACTAGACTATGGTATCAATAAACACATTGCAAGTTTATATTAAAACAATTTAAAAACAAACAACATGAAAAAATTATTATTATCAGCTATTGTATTAGTGGCTATGTCTTGTTCATCTAATGATGACTCTAGTTCTAGTGATGAACCAGTATTAGATTGCAATTGTAATAGAGTGGTTGAGGCTACAACTTTTAATGTAGTGGGTACACCTCAGAATCCAGCGATGAATTACTACACAGCTTATACAACAATCAATGATTGTACAGGTGTTCAAAGAGAAAGAAATCACACAACAACAGTTTCTTCTCAAATTCCTAAAGTTGGTGAATGTAGATAATATGAAAAAACTATTAATATTATCAATGTTGTTGTGTAGCACAATGACATTTGCTCAAGAAACATTTGTTAGAAAATATGTTTCTATGATTGTTACCTCTGATTTTGTAACATCAGAATCACAAGATGCTGATGTAACTGTTGTATTCAACCCTAATGGTAAAAAGAAAATTGTTTTTTATTTCTCTAATGGAAACACTAGAACTTATTATCAATTAGAAGGAGTTACAGAAGGAAAAACAAATGCTGGAGAAGAATATCAATTTATTAAATGTTTAGATGAACAAGGAGTAACAACCTTTATTCAACTATTTGATGAATTAGGGTGTTTAAGAGTTATTATCTCTGAAGGATACAAAATTGAATTTTATACATATTAATCATGAGCACATTTAAAGTAGCAGAAAGACTTTTTTATGTTTGGAAATTTGAAAAATGGTGGATTGCATTTGACAGTGTAAAGTTTTATCCTGAAGATAGAAAACATTTAGTAGGTAATTGGTTTTGGAGAATTTAAAAAAATAATATTATGGGAAGAATGAAAGAAGTTTATATGGAAATAGTAGAACGTGATTTCAATGGAGATCATGATGCTCATATACAAGAATTAGCTAGACAATCATGTGAAGAATTTAGTTATGTAGACACACCTTGTCCCAATTGTTTTAACAAAAGACTGCAAAGAAATGAAACAGAAGCTGTTTGTAAATCATGTGGTCAAGAGTTTATTTATGTTGGTTCAGCATTAAGATTTAAATAATGGAAAATAATAATATAACAGAAAATAGAAATAAAGAATTATTTCCAGATACATGTGACCATTCAAAAACAATAGGAGATAGTGATCAAATTTCAGTTCTTTTATTATATACTGAAAAAAATAACATTGGAACTGCCAAATATATTAATCCTAAAACCAATGTTGTTGACGTGATGATAACCGGAACATCTGTTAATAATTATGTACTTGCTATAAGACTTTATAAATATTTAGAAAAGAATGGTAAAATAGTTAAACATCATACAAATAGATGGACTACCAAGATGGCAAATAAATTAGGAGATAAAGATTTTTTTAAAGAAATACTTAGAGAAGGTGAAAAGCTAATATCCCCAGGTCATGAATGGACTGAAAAAAAAAGTATATCTTTAGATGGTCTTAAAATTTATGTAAATAACTTAAAAGGAAACTATAAAGTTCTTGTTAATTCAAATGGTTATGTAATAACAAGAAATGTTGAACTAAATGGTGGGACAATGGAAAAGCTTAATAATATCAAAGATGAAAATGATGCAAATAATATGTATAAAAGACGTACAGATGTTTCACAAGAAGAGTTTGATAAAATTAAAGAGTATTTTACATCATTAATGCCAGAAATAGAATTTCTATATAATAAAAGAGAAGGTTCTGTAATAATCAAGTTGCCAGTTTTGGTGTCAACAAAAACAATAGAAGATAATGAAGGATAGTTTATTTGTTCAGTGCACTGTTAAAAATGGTGCACTGAACTTCCCAATAAAAGCTGTAGGTAATAAGTATCAAAAGTTTTTGAATGATTTACCTGAAGGAGCCAAATTAGAAATATTTATTGGTGTAAGTGGTGACAAAGGAAGTAATCCTCAGTTAGCTAGACTACATGCAATGATTAGAGAAATAGCTCAAGAAATAGGATACACATTTGAAGAAACTAAACTAGTAGTAAAAAGAAAAGCAGGACTCTGCTTTACAAAAAATAAAGAAGAGTACTGCAAATCTTTTGGGCAATGTGATAAAGATGAATTAAATTTAGCAATTCAAGCTTGTATAGAAATAGGGGATTTTAGTGGAATGCAATTAAGATAATTAGTTTACAATTTTTATTTTGTCTTGAAGTTCTTTTAACTTTTCAGTTACATCTTCTTGTTTTTCCATCATACTCATAAGTTCTTTTAACTCTTCTATAGTAGCTGTAGTTTCTGTTTTTTTAGCTAAACCTTGTTCATTAGCAAGATATTTAAGAAGTTGTGTAAGAGAAAATAAAGTATAAATATCAGCTTCTTCTACATTAAGTTGTAAGTTAACTTTATCTTCTTCATTTTTATCAATGTTTTGCTCAAATTTTTTGAACATATCAGGTAACTTGGCTGTACCTTCTGAGAAATTTAATAATTTATCAGTTAAAATTCTTTGAAGCCCTGGAATATAGGCCGTTGATAACTCAATACCTTTAATAGTATCACTAAAATCATAAGTATCAACTGTTTTTAATGTTTTTTCTTCACTCATATTAAAATATTTTTATTCACAAATATATAAAATAAAATAAATAAAATGGAATCAACCATAGACAAATTTAAAACACAAATTAAAACTGATTCAGAGATATCAGGTTGGGATTCAATACTTAATCCTTTTATAGATAGCTCATCATTTGATCATGCGTTTAACTTTTTAGAAAATGCTGTAACTAATGGTCTAAGATTTACTCCACCATTCAAAGATGTATTTAATGCATTCAAAGAGTGTGAATATGACAACCTTAAAGTTGTTATAGTGGGACAAGATCCATATCCTCAATTAGGATCAGCAGATGGTTTAGCATTTAGTTGTTCTAAAAAAGGTAAAGCTGAAAAGTCTTTACAATATATACTTAAACAAACTATAGGTGATTTTACTAATACAGGTAGAGTTATATATACTCCTGAAGAATGTGACTTGAGACGTTGGGCTAACCAAGGTGTATTACTTATTAATACAGCATTTACTGTTGAGGTTAATAAGATTGGTTCACATTATAACTTATGGAAACCATTCACAAATTATCTATTTGCTAATATCAACAAACATAAAAAAGATACTGTGTTTATATTAATGGGTAAAAAAGCTGAAGAATGGGAAACTTTATTACCTGATTGTAAAATACTTAAATGTTCACACCCAGCATCAGCTGCTTATAAAGGTGGTGAATGGGACCATAATGACGTGTTTAATAAAGCAAATTTAGAACTTAAAAAACAAGATAAACCTTTGATTATTTGGTAAATTTTGCCTATTTTTGTTATCCACCTTTTTAATCACATATCTGATAATCAAACACTTACAATTAAAACCAAACAATATGTGGGAACTATTTCAGATAATGCTGAAAAACAATTTAACACCAAATCAAGTACTATTATTATTTGGAATAAAGCAAGGAGTTGCTTTGCCTCAAGTAACAACTGAAGATAAATTAGCTCTAGAAAAATTAGGCTATTTAATCCTAGATAATGGTAGATATACAATGAGTACTGAAGCTAAAAGCTTAGTAGTACATTTAGATAATTATTTTATCAAAGCAAAAAAGAAAACAGATGCTCAGTTAATGGGACAAGACTTTGTTGATAAGATAAATCTCTATAGAGAAATATTTCCTAATATAAAACTTCCCAGTGGCAAACCAGCCAGGGTTAATGTGAAGATGTTATCTGAATCATTTAGATGGCTATTTGAAACATATGATTATACTTGGGATCAAATTATAAAAGCTACTAAGATGTATGTAAATGAATACCGGGATGCACAATACATGTATATGCAAACTAGTCAATACTTTATATGCAAACAAGATAAGCACAAAGTAAAATCATCTACATTAGCAGATTACTGTGATATGATTAAAGATGGTATAGAAGAAACAGAAGCTAAACACTTTAAAGAAAATGTAATATGACACCAAAAGAAAAATCAGATGAACTAGTAGAAGATCTAGGGGTTTTTAATGCTATTTATTTAGCAGAACATGTACTTATAGTACTTAAAGATTATAAAGAAGTTGATAACAACATCCATGAATGGAAAGAAGTATTGTTATTACTTGAAAAAAGACAAGAAAAATTATGAGTCCAGAAAATATTGATAAAGTACTTGAAAAATTAAATCTTGTTATGGAAGATTTAATAATGTTAAGAGATGGTGCTTGGGAACCTGATGAAGAGTCTTGTAATGCAAGTATACAGAATGTTCAAGATGTAATAAATACCATAGAAAATGAGTAAACCAACAGAATCTTGGATAGGTCAATATGCTGCCTTTAATGAAGCATTAAAATACATGTACAAAAGACAAACCGGTGAGGAAAAGTCTATATATACACCATGGCCAAAATTCAATGATGCTACAACTGATGGTTTAGAGTGGAATACATTAACGGTTATTGGTGGAAGACCTGGTTCAGGTAAAACATTAATTAAAGATCAAATCATAAGAGAATCTTTTGCATTAAATCCTAATGATTTATTTAGGGTATTAGAGTTTCAATATGAGATGGTTGGTAGAACTTCAGCAATTAGAGAATTTTCTTCAGTAACTGGTAAAAGTTACAAAGAGTTATGTAGTGCAGGTAGTTTAATTACTGCTGATACACTTAATACATGTCATCAGTATGCTAAAGAAAGAGTTAAGCATCCTGTAGATATTGTGAGTACTCCAATGACTGTAAATCAAATGCGTGAGCAGATTGATATGTATATGAATCAACATAAAGGAACAAAGACAATAATTACTTTGGATCACACTATGTTGGTTAAAAGAGCACCTTATCAAAATAATTCATTAGATATGTTATTTGAATTAGGTGAGTTTTTTACTCAATGTAAACGTGACTATCCTTGTTTGTTTATTGCTTTATCTCAACTTAATAGGAATATTGATAACCCGGAAAGAGCAATAGATGGTAAGTATGGTAACTATATTCTTGAGTCAGACATATTTGGTTCAGATGCTATGTTACAACATGCTGATACTTTAATTGGTATTAATAGACCCGCAAAACAAAAGATTAGATTCTATGGGCCTGATAGATATATCATTGAAGATGATAAAACTATAGTATTGCATTTTCTTAAAGCAAGGAATGGTGATACTAGAATGAGTTTCTTTAAAGCTAAGTTTGAATCAATGCAACTTGAAGAAATGGCTACTCCAGGAGTTCAAGAAAGAAGATAAAATATGATAAGTACTAAAAATTTAAATAATACAAAAGAAATGGCAATAACACCTGATGAACGTAAAGCTAAGGTAAATGCTTTGAGAGAAGAGCATGAAGATTACTTCCAAACTAATGGAATAATCAATGCATTATATATCCCTAAGATGGCTTATAGGCCAAATGGTAAAGATGAACTATATGTAAGTTTCTTTCCTAGTGAGTTTGAAAAGAATGAAGACATATATACTGAGTTTGTAAGTATAAATTATGATACAGAAGACCCAAAAAGAACTTTGTATCTTCATAAACATAATCCTCATTGGAGAGAAGAATATGAATTAATTGAATCAAGTACTGGATTTATAAGACATATAATCCCTGTAAATGAATTAAAGATTATAAATGATGTAACAAGTAGAGGTAAATTAATTCATGACTTTGCTAATTTAAATTTGCAATTCGCGAATCCAGATTTACCAGATCCAGATAAGAAAGAAGTACCTGGATTAGTTGAAGCTTTACTTGATATCAATAAAACACTTAAATCAATTCAATTAACATTAAATAGTATCCTTAATAAATAATAAATATGGCACAAAGTGTATTAGTAATTGCTGACTCAGGGACAGGCAAATCAACATCAATCAGGCATTTGAATCCTGATGAAACATTTGTAATTAATATTGCAAATAAACCATTACCTTTTAAAGGTTGGAAAGGAATGTATACGGCTATTTCAAAAGATAACCCAAAAGGAAATCTTGCATCAGCTTCTTCAGCTGCTGGCGTTGTTAAAGCAGTATTACATGTTAATGAAAAGATGCCTCACATCAAAACATTAGTTGTAGATGATTGGCAATATATGAGTTCTTTTGAATATTTTGATAGAGCAAATGAAAAAGGTTATGAGAAATTTACTCAAATTGCAGCAAACTTAGCTCAAGTAGCTAAATTACCTAAAGATTTGAGAGATGATCTTACTGTATTCTTTTTGACTCACTCAGAAGATGCAACTGACATTAATGGGAATAGAAAAATTAAGGCAAAAACAATTGGTAAGATGATTGACAATGCTTTAACTTTGGAAGGCCTATTTTCTATTGTTTTATTTGGTAAAGTTATTAAAAATGATGATGGTGAACTTGTCTATGGTTTTGATACACAAAACAATGGAGAGAACACATGTAAATCACCCCAAGGTATGTTTGAGGAAAGCTTCATCCCAAACAACCTGCAATTTGTAAAAGATTGCATTAAAAAATATGAAGAATAATAATCAAATTAATTAATTAAAAAAAACAATTATGTTAAGTACTAAAGACATGTCAGCCGCTTCAGGCAAAGAAAAACCAGTAATTGGAACAGGAAATCACAAAGTAAAAATCAATTCAATTAGTTTTGATAAAACTCCTTATGATGCAAATGCATATAACATTATGTTGCATGTAGAAACAGAACCTGTAACAGGTGATTTTCAAGGATTTTTGAAAGATATGAATAAACCTGACGGTCCACGTTATGAAGGTCAGGTAGGTAGAGTAAGATATTCTCCATATCCATATAAAGACACTACATTACCAAGTGGTAAAGAAATTAGCAGAGATAATGAGGTAATGAAAGGTATGATATTTTTAGCTGAAGCTTTAGATAAAAGAGCTGGGTTAGATGCTATTCAAGCTAATACAATTGAAGACTGGATGGTAAAATGTGATAAATTGTTATCAGGTCCAACATATCTAAATGTATGTCTTGGTGCACGTGAGTGGGAAAACACTGAGGGTTATGTAAACAATGATCTTTACTTACCTAAAATCAGTAAAGATGGTGTACCTATAGAAGCATTGAATGTTGAAAAATCTAAATTATTGATTTTTGATAGCAATAATCCAAATCATTTGAGAAAAATAGATAAAAAAAATTCTCCTACAACTAGTCAGTTTGAGCCTGCTTCAACTGGTTCAGGTGATGATTTTGATTTGTAGTAATTAATTTAATTATGGGACTGGCTTTAATATGTCAGTCCCATTTTTATTTATATTCTTGATATGTTTAACACAAAAAATTTAGTATTAGAAGATTCAGATGTTCCTAGCTATTGGGTGTTTCAATATTATTTAAATTTATCAGAACCCTTAACAGGTCAGGATGTGAAGATTAGATCAATCTTTAACCCTAATGATAAAACTCCTAGCTTTTGTATATACGTAGATAAATCTATCAATATGTATAAATTTAAGGACTTTTCAACTGGTAAAAATGGTAACAAAATAGACTTAGTTAAACTTATGTTTAATATGGAATATAGAGATGCTGTTAGAAAAATAGTAGAAGATTACAACAATTATGTAAAGACAACTGATTTTGAACAAGTTTCTTTTAAAGTTCAAGCAAAATGGGAAATTGATTTTGTTAATACAAGACAATGGACTGAAAATGATGGTAGATATTGGTTAAACTTTAGAATAGGATCTAACCTGTTAAAGGAATATAATGTAAAACCTATTGAGTATTACAACTTAGTTAAAGAAGAAGAAGGTGAAGTTAAAAAATTAAAGATTGAAGGTTATTCTATTTATGGATATTTTGATAAAAATAATGAGTTGTATAAAATATATCAACCATCTAGTAAACATAAATTTCATAAAGTAAAATCATATCTTCAAGGTTTTGATCAATTAACTTACACCCAACCTTATTTAGTAATTTGCTCATCATTAAAAGATGCTTTATGTCTTAAAAGTATTGGTTATAACATTGAAGTATTGGCACCAGACAGTGAGAATACAATTATTAAACCTCATGTTATTGAGCATTTAAAGAAGAAATATAAAAAAGTAATCACATTCTTTGATAATGATACTGCAGGTAGTCTAGCAATTGATAAGTATAAAACTTTATATGACTTAGATGGCTTTGCTTTACCTTTATCTAAAGATATTAGTGATTCTATGCGTGAATGTGGTTTTGATATTGTACATCAAACATTAAAACCATTACTTAAAGAAATTTTAAACAAATAAATAAATGAAATGGT